CATCAAACATTAGTTAGTCCCCAAATCGTTACGGCTGCTACCTGAGTAGCCAGCAGGAGATCCTGAGTACCAAGAAACTCTAGGCTCATGATAGTTGCGATCTACGCTTACTACATCCTCAATTCCAGGTTGAACACTTGGGCCGTACCCAAAACGCTCTGGAAATAGTTGAATCTGTGGAAGTGGTGGGCGAACCATTGCTTGAATATCGGCTCCTGGAATGGTTGCAACCATGAGTGCCTGAGAAGTAAGGCGCTCCATGTTGGTTGACCATGGGCCGTTGTACGACCACTTTTTTGCAACCTGATCAGGTTGAATAGGTGCACGCCATGGCTTGGTGTAGTCGTAGTTGCCGTCAAATGATTGTGTCATCCGATTGCTCCTCGGTGAGTTACCCAAGTAACGGCTTGAAGTCTATTTGGTATGTCAATACCTAGTTCTTTAGAAGCGTTTTTGTATGCATGTACAAAATGGTTGTAACGACCAACAGCACCTAATCCTGGGTTTGTTCCTGCTTCTCCTTGAGTTCCGCCACCTGATCCTTTAAATGGTAATCCAAGAGCAAGGTCGTGAGCATGCCTATCAATAGTTACTGGGTCTGGATTTTCTGGGTTTACAATGTTTTCATAAAAACTACGAACTTTATGTCCACCAAGTACGTCTCGTGGATTTTCTCCTGCATGAATTCGTAGTGCTTTGTTTAAGTTATCTTCTGTGTGTGAAGCAGTGCCGTGCTGAAATAACTCTTTTGCCATGTCAACATTGCGACCCCAACCCATTTGAGGTGAAAGTGCTGCAATAACTCCTGCGCCTTTTTCTACATTCCCTTTACCTAAAGTATTTGCAATATCATTAGCGCGTTGATACCACTCATTACCTCCTTTTAACATTTCTGGAGATGCTTCACGGTATTTATTCATGATGTTTCCTACATGCGCTTGGAACTGCTCCTGTGCAAGGTTCTTATCCCAACGACCGTGTGGGTTTACACCAAACATAGCCATGTTATGCCCACGCAGGTCTCAAGTAAGCCATCATCGCTTGACGGCGTGCATTGATCTCAGTTGGTGCATCTGCCATTGTGTTGGCTTTACCATCGTTAACAAGGTGTGGAGCAGGAGCCAACTGGGTTTGTGGTGCAGCCCTTGGAACACGAAATACCATACCGCCATCGATGTCAACAAGTTTGGCTTTCATTTGGCGCTTAAGACCGCTATCCATGTTGACAGAGTCAGGCCAAAAATACATAGATGGCTCAATGCGCTCACCTTTGTGAACACCGCGTTGGTATGATTTCTGATTAACACGATTCTTGATTGAATCAAGAAGACGATCATCTCGACGGGATCGTATCGTTCCGAGGTAGCCGTCAGGGATATTCCGCAGATGGAATACGGCCCACGCCAATGCGTGACTGATCCAAACTGTCCCGTGCAACGGGAGTTCCTGCGCCAGTTTGATTGTTGTAACCGTACATACCGCCAGCACCAAGGGACTGCCAGTTCTGCTGTGGCGAGAAGTTGTTATAGCCTCCAGCCATCAGATCACCTCAATCTCTACTCGATTACGACGGTTTGCCGTTCGTATGGCGTGGCAATTGGCGCATACCACTTCACACTTTGCTATTTCTTCCCACAGTTTTTCACGACTGTAATTACCTACTTGTTCACCTATATTGAATTTCTTTTCAAAACCAACAAGATGATCAAATTCTAAGGCTGCAGGATGAGCGTTGTATCCACAATCTGCACATCCTTTTTTTACCTGATATTCATGAATTTCTTTAGTTTTTTGTTCTACAAGTGGTCGTGTGTATTTAACGTATAAACAACGATTACACATGGCTTGTCTTGTGCCTACTTGACGTCCACCACGCATTTTAAACTTGGAGATGGGTAAATCCTGCTCACAGGATGTGCAAGTTTTGGTCTCCATTATTCACGACCGATCACTTTGCGTTGCTTCATAGCGCGGTTTGTGTTGATAGTACGGAGAACATCACCCAACTTGTGACCAGATGGCGATGTTTGATTCCAGTCTTTATTGGCGTACTCGTACTTTGTAAGGCTTCCTTTGCCACCCTGCATATCAAGGGCTCCAGGACGGTAACTCTCTTCAGCGCTATTCTTGCCAAATTGACCCATATGCAAGAGAACTGCTCCTCCACCTGGACCAACAGTTGCGCCCTTGCGGTTTACTGGAGTGTGAGGTGTTGCGTAAGATTCCATCTCTCCAACAGTAGTTCCCATTGAACGGGCTGCATTTGGAGTTGGTGCTTTAACAGAGATATCTTGAGTGCGTCCCCATGCTCCATGAATTGCTCCAGGAACATTCTTTGCTACAGCAGCGTTTTTCTTTTGAAATGCGCCGATATCATCACCAGTCAAATCATGCTCTGCTGTGTGCTCTGCCTCTGGAACTGCTGCAGTCATAAACCCGCGACCAGTTACATGCTCACGGCTAAAATAGCCAAGAGATCCGCCACCATGTTCTTTAACGTGCGCAGCAAACTCATCGTTGCTTAGTGGCATGATTACTCCTTGATTGCTGGGAGTGAGGATTGATTATCCTCAAACTTGTAAACAGTTCCTGCAGTCTTTGCTGAATACGGCAGTGTGCGTCCTTGTCCCAATGAGCGGTTAGACCACGCTGTGGCTGCTCCGCTGCTGGTATTGGTTGATGCGCTCAGTGAGAGTGGAGGAGGTGTCTCGGTATGTTGCTGAAACATCTGTCCGCTCTTCATGTTGTCACCGAACTCGGACATAGATAACATTTTAGTAAGACTCACCCATTGCAGCGTTGAAATCAGGTGCTTGACGTCCCATGACTGATGGGATTGTCTTTGCGTTACGCATTGTTGCAGAGGCTTCGATTGAGTGCACTGCTGGGAACTTTGCGCCAATTTCGTAGCGAGCACCCATGCGCTCTGATGCTGCTGCTGAACCAGCAAGTTTGTTTGTGCGGTTAGCCTTGCCACCAGCGGTTGGATCTGCAGCCTGTGTGTTCTTACGTGGACGTGACATTGTGTTGCCTGGTTGAGCAGAAACATTTTCAAAGTTGTTTGCTTCCATGCCCATGTAACGGCGTGGTGATTTTGCGTGTGCTGCTGAGGCAATTACTTGCTCTGGTGTAAGTGATGAAGATTTCATTGAGGCACCTGTCGCTTCGATATGAGAGGAAGGAGCACCCATGCGACGGCGCATCGCGTGTCCTAGTGATGTCCAAGATGGCATATTGACTCCTTAGTTTGAGTCTATGATACGGCGCTTTTAAGACGCTGTAATGTGAAATACGATGGCAGAAATTGCCCCATCACGAGAGTCGATGGTGGTAAACCCTGGCTTATCTGTAAGATCCATGCCTCGTGGGGCTACATAACCTCTGGCAATAGCAATTGCTTTGACTGCCTGATTTACGGCTCCAGCACCTACGGCACGGAGTTTGACCTCACGCTTGTCATAGCATGCATGGGCGATTGCTGATGCAACGCTCTGGGGATTGGAACTAGCGCTTACTTTAAGAAAATCTTCACCAGATGGTGGAGTTGGTGTCGTCAATTTGTAGTCCTTTGTGTCGAGTTAGTGCGCCGCTCCCTACACGAAGGGTACATACCTACAGTCTTGGTTGGTCCCTATACTTGGGATCTTCCATCTGTTCGACTACTGCCTTTTCGACAGCATCAATTGAAAATTTTCCAACAAGCCTTGCTAGGGCGTAGGAATCTGCTGCGTTATCATCGTTGAACTCAATACCCCACCTTTTATAGATCTGTAGCAACATTTCTTGCTTTTTAGCGTTGCCTTTACCTGCTGCATATTTCTTCAATGTCATGGGTGGCACTTTGAGTGGGAACTGTCTTGGGTCTTCCTCTGGGAAGAAATCATAGATAGCCAGTCTTACCGTGGCCGATAATTCTCCTAGGACAAGGGCTGCCTGACTTGCTAGGACTGTACCTTCCATGGCAATGTCTTGCACATCCCAGTGCTCTTCTGCATATCCCAGATTGTCAGTCAACCATTGACGAATGTCTGCTAACCGTTCAATACCAAAATATGGAGACTTGTATACCCATGTGATGTAGTTAGTGGGTGTTGTTGTATCTAAGATTGTTAGCGCAAATCCCGTTAACGATTGGTCAATGCCAATAGAGACTTTTGCATCTCGTGGTATTGGTTTACCTTCAATTAGTTTTGTTGGCAAGTAGGGTATCCATTCGTTGTCGGACTAGTAACTCTAGTTCCTCTATGGTTCCCCCGTTGTGCAAAATCTGATCTACTTTGTAAAAATCCATGTTGGACTCTGAGATGTGGTTATTTACTGCTTCTACTCCTGGTCGTTTTACTCGCCAGAGTTGTCCGCCTTCACGCTTAAGGGCGTCTGCTTCATTTACAAATCTAACATCAGTTATTACAACGTTATTGTCGTAACCTACCCAAGCACACCCCAACTTATCTACTACTTGATTAACCCAAAAATCTTCTCCAAAAATTGTACGAGCACCTACACCTAAATCTTGAAGTAATCGTCTAACTTCCGAATCTTTTTTAGATTCTTCCCAACCAATTTCGTCAACAGAACTTTGTAGGTCATAAAAAGTTTCTAATAAAGGATTTACATGCCATAACAATTCTTTGATTTTGTCAGCAAATGCTACGCGAGTAAATCCATACTCGTTGACAAGGATACTTGCAACAGTATCCTTGCCAGAGCGTGCGTAACCTGTTAAACCTACGATAGCCATGGAAGAGGAATAAATTTTCCAGTCAAATATGAGTTACTTGTTGGAACAGATTTAGAAACCATCCAGTCGTATGTAGACTGCCATGTTCCTTGGTTGTTTAGTGCCCACCATGCAGACATTGCTGCTGTGGCATTTGATGTTCCAACCATGAACTTAGTAATACCTGTTGGCTCTTTTACATACCAACGAGCGTTTAAGTAGAAACTAGTTGCAGAGTTACCGTTGCTGTAATTAGCAATGGTTGGCTTTGCATTAACGTCGTATGGCTTACCTGATGAACCTGGATCTGGGTTGTCGGTTGCTCCTACAGAGACCACGTCAGGCAAACACGCGATTGAGTTCATCGCTGTACGGTTTGAGTTGTTACCTGTTGCAGCAATAACGGCAACGTTTGCAGCCTTGAGTGCTGCTACATCTGCTGCTGTTCCAGCAGGAACCTGACAGCCAGCAAACAATCCGCCTTGTGAAACGTTGACAACAGTAATGTTGTAC